TATCTTTAAAAAATCTTATATACTGATTTCCAAACTCCAACATATAAGTTTGAGTTGTAGAAAATTCAAAAGGTATTAATCTTGTTTTAGCAGAACTATCTTTAATTTCTGAAATAAATTGAGTACCTACTCTTCTTGTTGATGCACCTTGAGGATGGACCAACATATTTTCCATAGTTTTACAGCCAGAACTGTATTTCTCAAAATCGGTCCTACCGTCTAATTTTGCAGAAAACTCTCCTGATACAAAACTACTTAATGCTAATGTTGTTCTTGGCATATTTCTTTTTCCAAATTTCCTCTTGAGTTAAACCTATTTCGTCTATTTTTTGTTTTGATTTTTCGTTAATATCTTTTGGATCAATCACTTCTACTAAAGCGTAACGATATATTTTATTAGAACTTTGCCATTCAAAATGAATTAAATGTCTTGGTTTTAAATATAAAGATATATTTCTTGGATCAAAAGATGCTTTGACCATTATAGTCTAGCATTAGTAAATTCGTTTGCCTCAACTGTATCTAAGCTATTTTCTGTAGCATCTATAAATCTTGCTTCTCTTAATCTTTCATCAGCTCTAGTCATATAATTGTTAGCTAGTGTTGCATTGTTTGTAATAGCGTAAGCTAAATCAGCTGCAAGTTGATGAGAAATTGCTTCTCTTAAATAAACATCGTAATTGTTAGGATCAGTATCTAAAGCAATGTAAACTAAATAAACAGTTGTTTCATCGGTTACAATATTTTTACCTTCAATTTTATAATCTAAATCAGAAGCTATACTATCTGTAGTTCCGTTATGAATTTTTAAAACTCTTAAGCAGTCGCTTGGTAAAGCATAAGACTTAGCATATTCAATAACAGGATTTGTAGAATTGGCTGCTAGTTGAACTCTTTTAATTAAACAATTCCAATTATGTCCTCTAAATACTCTATTTCTTACTGGCTCATATCTTTGATTACATAATCTAGCATTTTTTGTATCTTCCGTTAATGCTGAGATTGTTGATGCACCTATAAGATTAAGTGCGGAATTACAAATATTGACTACTGATGCCATTATGTTTTTTCTCCTACTTCTTTACAATTAAATTTTATTGCTAATTTTTCGTTTTCTATTCTTGGTCCATAAGTTTCTTTTAAAACATTATGTGAATGTCTATAGCCTTCTAAAACACAATTAGTCCAGCTATCGTATTGATATGGTGCAATATGCTGACCTTTACAGTCAACATCAGCATCCATAAAATTACATAAGGTTAAAATTAAAACGTATTTCATAATTAAATTCTTTTTGCATCTTAGGCGAGTTCCACTCTCGCTTTCCTCGCCTAAAATTTTGTTTGTCTAGTTTACAACGTAGTGAATGCAAAACGACATATCACCTTCAGTTCCACCAGCAGCAGCCATAGTAGCCGCTATGTAGTAGTAACCTCCAGGATCAGCTGACGCTCCAGCCATTTCCCACATTGCTTTTCCAGCAGTATTTATGTCAGCAGCTTCGTGTCTTACATCTGCGATTGCAGCAGCATCAGCCACCGCACTTGCAAAGTAATCTTCGTCTACTACTGTTCCGCTAGATTGATAAATTCCAACATTGAAAGTACAAGAACCACCAAAAGTATCAGATCCCACCCAAATTTGTGGAACAACTGCATTACTTGGTATTGGTGCAAGCATAACAATATCGTCATCATCACTGTCTCCAGCTGCAACAACTATAGTACCTTGAGCTACACGAAGAACTCCGTGTAAAAGTGCCGAGTTGTTTAACACTGGAGGAGTAGCTTCAAAATTTGCTACTAAGTCCGAGTTTTTAGTACCCATATGATTATATCTCCTTTAGTTATTACTCGTGACAAGGTATCTGAACAACTTTTTCTTCTTCCATACGAGTTGCTCCAAGATCCATACAGTAATAAACTTGTGTACTGTAAGACTTGTCAGCTCTCTCCGAAATTTTAGCCGTTACATCTTTACCAATAGCTAACTTGATTGCATCTTCTGTAAATGCAAAAGTTAATCTGTCAGTAGTATGTGTAGCGTCTTTGTTCAGTCTTGTTGACATTATGAATTGAAATCCAAGAAAACTATCAATTGAACCCATAGCTAAAGCTTTAACTGTATTAAAGTCTGAGCTAGTAACTTCAGTAGTTGCTAGTAAGTCTTGAACTTGTTTTGGACCGCAAACCAGGAACCTTTTTAGAGAAGGATCTACATCGTTGTTATCCAAAATGTATTTAGCAGATCTAAGTTTTGCAATAGTCAAACCATCTGATTGATCTGATGTTGCAGTCTTTTGACCGCTAGGTAGAGCAGTAGAAGTTCCACCAGCAACGCCAGTATCAGCTGAAGCATTCATAGCCGTGATGATAACATCATCTATCGATCTATTCATTGCAGCAGCAGCAGCTTTTGCGTAAGTAGAAGTTGGATCTATTAATGCTCTAACTTTGTCAGCGTCATCAACTAGATCTCCCCACTCATAAGTGGACAA